TGACCCAGTAGTCATCGAATGAAGAGGACTTATCCCCCACCACTTCGAGAGTGAAGCCGTTGGCCCCAATGGTTGCTGGCAGGTCAGAGAACCTCTGGATTTGCCCCTTCACTGCGATCATGGCCGCGTTGTTGAACCCATCCACGCAGGAGATCGTGAAGTCAGTGGCCTTGGTGATGTAAAGGGACGAACCGGTCTGGGTAACAGAGAACCCAGCGGCGGCGATACCTGCCACCAACTGGGATGCGATATAGTCGGTGGAGATTTGTGAAGCGTGACTAGACACGGACCCATCAGGGGTCGTCATAGTGGCCACGGTAGAGCCGTTCAGAATCACCGAGTAAGTCTTGGCGTACTGCCCGGACTTAACGATCACGAGTGCCTCAAAGGGCCGTGCAGCCACCGTTGAGGTTGACTCAAGGACCGTCACGGAGGTGTTTAGGATGAACGTGTAGTCCGCTACCGTTAGGGCGCGGAACATGGTGTTTGGTGACACAGCGTTGAGATAGGACTTCCCATCAGGGAAGCTCACAGTCTTCTCATTGCCAGCCAGATCGAACACCTTCAGGTCCCCATTGGTGATCACCACTTCGTACTGCTCAGTGGGGTCCCGGTTGATGGTGTGAATGAAGGCGTTGCTCAGTGGGGTGCTGAGGATTTTCTTGATGTGTTTCGTGGGGGGTCTCTTCTTCAGCCCCTGAGACACGGTGCTCAGGCCGTTCTCTTGGATTTCCGCTTGAGAGGACAGCCGTAGCGTATAGGGCTGTTGAGAGACCCCGTTCACCAAGTTGGCGATTGACGAGGAAACCAGGGACATAAATTAGCGCCGATTGAGAATACGCTGGGTGGCGTAGTTGTTGAAGATGTTATGCTTGCCGGTGGCACCCTCAGCTTTCGTGAAGGCAGCCTTGGCCATCGACTCATCTTGGGCCGTGAACTTGTAGAGCACCTCAGAGCCAACGGTGCGGGCCTGGAAGACTCTTGCAGCTCTTACCGTGATGTAGTAGCGCGCGGACTCTGGTAGCTCATCGAATGGTAGCAGGACCACCATGTCCACATACACGGTGCTCTCGAACTGGTAGGAGTGGGTGGTTCGGTTGTACAGCCTGGAGCCACGGTGGACCGCATCAATACCATCAGTGGGGTACACAGTGACCACCCTAAGGCAGTTCGTGGGGACAGCGACTTCCTTCTCATAGACGGACGGGACCAGGGGGAACTTCAGCTCTGTGTTGAAGTGATAGCCCCGCACCTGGACGGCACGGGACACCTCAGAGAGAATCTGCTTGGCCAGCACAGCGTCCACCACAGAGCCATCAGAGAGGTCGCTAATGGGACTCTCACCGATGGCCTGTAGAAGGATGTTCACTGCCTCCAGCTCCGAGGTGGGAGTGGTGACAGTAATCGACATCTTATGCCCTTAGACCTTGTACCACTTCGAGGTGGCGGTGCTGTAGCGGAAGTGGGCCGAACCGTTTGCAGCCAGGGTGGTCGGGGCACCCACGACAGTGCCGTTACCGAACGACAGGGCAGTCAGGGTCTGGGTGGTGAAGATCGTGAAGGCCTGATTGTCCACCGGACCAGACGGGAAGTTCACCGTCAGGGTCGCCAGGGTGCCTGCGGGTTCCAGGATCAGGAGGCCTGCGAGGTTGCTGGGGGAGACCGTATTGCCGGTCACGGGGACCTGACGCTCGGTGCGGGTTACGCCCACCATCTCCACCGGGTTGTAGGTGATCTCCACCTTGTCGTTGTGGCTGGTAGGAGTGGCCAGGGTGACACGGGTGTTGGTCTGCGAAGAGATCGTGGCGGTGATGCCATTGACCTTAGCAGTAGCCGTGCCGTCCTGGACCGGGGTGTCGAAGTCCACCTGACCGGGCTTCGAGAAGTATTGAATAATCTTTGCCATTTAGTTGTGTTCCGAAAAGACGAAAAAAAAGGACCAGAAGGCCTCTTTCGAGAACCTCCTGATCCTTAGTTGGGTACTGCTTACGCGGTCTTGATTTCCACAGCGCACTGCGGGGCCTTGATACCATGGCCCATCGCATACTTCGCCACCATCAGGGTGGACTGGCGGCTGATCTGGTACTCAGCTTCCATGGACAGGTCCATCAGCTTCACAGTGCCCAGGGCGGACTTCTGCATTGCCAGAGCCACAGTGGTCGAGAAGTCACCAGCGTACTTGTTGGTGACAGTGCCGGTGTTCTGCGAACCAGCCAGGACGGAGCCTGCGGAGATCACAGTGTTGGGCAGGTGGTTGGTCTTCACGATGTCCATACCGGCGATACGCAGGACCTTACCGTCCGCGTAGACACCAGCGCCACCCCAGTCCTTGTTCAGGACCTTGGTGTTCTGAGCCACAGCGTAATACTGGGCCGGGCGCAGGAAGACCACACGATCATAATCCGGCACATCCTTCTCATCGAACTTCTGAGCGGCTGCGAAGATGTCAGCGATCAGGGAGTTCGAGTCGGTGGCAGCAGCCGCATCAGTGATGACGGAACCACCAGCTTCGCCAGTGATACGGGCCGAAGCGCGGGCAGCCAGAACACCCATCTGCAAGAGCTGCTTGTCCAGGGTGTAGGACAGGAAGCGGCCCAGTTCTGCCGAGTATGGGGCGCGAACATCATAGTGGCTCATGGCCTCATCGATGTTGGCGATGGAGACGTGCGAGATCAGCAGGTCATCGATGGTGATCACCACTTCGTTCGAAGCGATGCCCAGACCGTTGATCTCAGTACCGGGGGTGTGGTAGCCACCCGAGGCCTTACCCAGAACGGGGAACTGCTTCCCCATTTTCTCAGATTACTCTGAGGATCGGACTATACCTTTGTCCATTCTATCGCACGAGAAAGCGCGATAGGGTCGTCCTTGAAAAGCCCAAGTCCTGTGTTGCACTGGGTGCATAACAGTCCTCGAATCTTTCCAGTGGAGTGGTCATGATCTACAGCAAACGCCTTGTACCGTTTCGAGTACAGCCGCTTCTGGCAGATACCACATCGACCTCCCTGTTTCGTTAGCAGTTCAAGATAGGTTTCCTGAGTTACACCCAGGGTTCTTTCTCGCTGCTTGATGATGCGACAAGCTTTACAAGTGGAGTCCTTACGGCCCGTAGAACGGTCCTTTACATAGAACTCCGACTCTGGCTTATTTGCACCACAGACGGAACAGGAATGATTTGGAAGAGCCTCCCTTCTAGTCTCTACACCTTCTCGCGTATTGCGAAGTCTTGGCTCGGGATTGCCCTCGTAAGGGTTCCCCCGAATTTGGGAGGTATTTATAGTCGGCCCAGTCATATTACAAAGCCGACTTACCGCTGGTGATAGTACGCTGGTCCACGTACTGGAGGACCACATTGGTTTCCTCGAAGGCGGTCAGAACTTCACCAGCGAAAACCTTGAGGAACAGAGCTTGTGCATCACCGGCCTGATTGATCTGACCGAAACGCACGACGTTGTTATTTGCCATTTTGTATCTTGTGAATGAGTTGAAAAGTCGTTAGAGCGGCTTTCCTTCAATCACACACATGCCACATGGATTATCGCCCTCAGGCGGTCCCGTTTGATTGTGGGTGTTCTTAGGATGCAGCAGGATCACCTCGTAGAGACGAAGTGTGATCAGGACTGTTCATTCACTTTGGCAAGTAATGGCGGTGTGCGGTGGGATTCGAACCCACGTCAGGCTGGCTGTCTACGGCACGAGGCAGAAGCCCGTCACCACCCTGTATATCTGCGTCACCATTAAACCACTCCGGCACGCACACCGTGTAGGGGATTCTTGTTGAGGCTCCCCACGGGCCTCTTTGGCTCGTAGCGTGCTAGGCTGTTACGCTTGTAGTGTTGCTAGGCCTACTGCTTCTTAGGGCAGTTCTTTCGGTACGCCATATCGTGCTCAATGATCTGGCGCTTGGTTTCCTTCGTGTCCTCCTTACTGAAGGACAGCTCCTTCACCCAGGTACAGGCTGTGTCAATGACACGGACCTGGGGCTCTGGGTGGGAGGGGGTAGTCTGGCAGGCAGCCAGGAGTAGCACCATCAGGATGGCAATAAGTGACTTCACTTGCCCTCCCTCAGGATGCCCATGGAGGCACCGACCTGATCCAGGTCTTCGTCCTTCACGGCTGCTGCTTCCTTCGATGCTTCCAGAGCGTGAGTGACTGCCTCAGTCCCCGCCTTGTGAGCGGCAACACTTGCATTGGCCACCTCAGCGTCCTTCTGGGACACCTTCAGTTCAGCCTCAGCCGTGGCAGTCTTGGCCTTCTGCTTCTGGAACATGCCGAAGATCACAGCGAATACAGCGGTAACGACAGCGCCAATGGTTGCCCAGTTGACGCTGCCCAGGAGAGCTTCGATCACTTCTTCTCCTTCGTCTGCTTGATGACACGGGCCAGGATGATGGCACCAGCGGCGTACTTCACCCATCCATCGGGGAGGTACTCCTTGATCATCGGAAGGGAATCTCCGGCCACATCAAGGCCCATCATAATGAGCGCAAGCCAGACCGAGAGAAACTTCCAAGCCTGCTTCCAGTCATCGATAAGATGGGCTTTGATTTTCTCGTACATGATTACAGGATCGTGGAACGGGCCAGTTTCTGCTCAACCATCTTGCGGAAAGCCGGGTCCTTCTTGTAGCGGGGGTCCTTCTGGTCAGCGGTGAGCTGGGCCAGGGACTCGTAGGCATCCACACTGGCACCGGACGGCTTGCCCTTCAGGAGCTTACCCTCATCGGGGTTGGCTTCCTTGAACTTGGCAGCAAGGCCAGTTACTGCCAGCTTGGCCTGGGCCACATCGCCGGAATCCACGGCCTTGTTGAAGGCAACCTTCTCCTCATGGGACAGGTTGTCGGCAGCCCACTTGACCATCTCCTGGTAACTCTCAGCGCCACCAGCAGGAGCCATGATCTGGG